GGAACCGCCGACTACGACTGGAACAGCCCGAAGATTATCAACTATAGTAGCTCGAACTGGGGAACCGGCTCGACTACATGGGCAGATAACTGCGAGCGAGTCCTTGGCCAGACCACAATCTGGACAACGCTTACTGGTGGTAAAAAAGGTCGTCCGACAATTTACTTGTTGGCTGGCGACTTGTTTTATGATTACCAGAACAAGATGCGAGCCAAGTATCGCATTAGCGTTCCGCACTCCGAAGCCAACGACCTCGGATTTTCCGATACGTTGAATCAGGATGGCGTGATGATTCAGGCCGACTTTGATTGCCCGGCCACAACCGGGTATGGCCTTAACATCAACCAGATGTGCCTGGAGTCTCTCGACAGCGTTCTGTTCAGCAGTCGCGGTCCTGAGTACGACATTAACACGGACGGTTACTTGTGGCTCATCGGTTTCTTCGGAAACGCGCGCTACAACGTCAAGCATTTCTCGAAACTGGCTGCGTTGGCCTAATCCGATTGGGAAACTTTTTTAGGAAGGAATTTTGATTATGAGTCGAAGCAATAAGATTCCGTTCCCTCGCGGTCGCTCGGCAGCTCAGGGAACAACCATTGATGCCAATGACCTTCAGGGCGTACACCTTGAAGGGCAGATTGTTTACTTGCCGGATATTGCGGCAGGTGCCAAGTCTCGGCGCAGCAACGCAGATATTGTTGCTCGCGTTGTTCGCAATGCTAGCGGTGGACTACTGACCCCTGGAACCGCAGTGCAGTATGCTGACGGTTACTGGGGAACTCGCGTTACTACTTGCACCGCTGCCGTTGGGCAACAGTGTGCTGGTATTGTGGACGACCACCTGCCAACGGCTGGTGCCCAGGCGAACGATTTGATTTATATCGTCGTCCATGGTCCCGTTTTTGCGAAGGTCGATAGCGGAATGACATCTCACACTGGCTCGGTAACGAGACAGGGTGAGGCAGTCTGGGTTTCCGATCAGGCTGGCGCAATTGAACCTGTTCCGATTGCCGGTACATCTGCCGATCAACTGCTTACCCATATTGTAGGTAAGGCCATCGCAGGTGATGACGCCGCTACCGGGGTAGCTACTTCCGGTTTCGTAACGGCTACAAAGATTCTCATTCAGGTAGAAATCGAGTAGCGTTGATATTGGGGTTGGCTTTGGTGTGTGCATCAAAAGCGGGGGCCGTGGTTTCAGCCGATTCCACGGCCCTTTTTAATTGCTGCCCGGATTCGTAAGATGACACTTTGACATTTTCGCCAACCCCAAAGGTGCATTATGGCCACTCCAGGAAAGCTATTACTCGAACACGTAATACGTGAACTTCAGTCGGCTGCCGAAAAAATTAAGATGCTCCTGGAGCTTGATGAACCGAAGCCCGCTCCGCGCAACAGCCCAGCCATTACAAAATATGTAATCGCAGAGGCAGTAAGAAAGCGTGAGCCAGAAAATAAAGAGGCAGAAGCCAGTCGGACTCAAAAGAAAGAGGAAAAAAGAATAGACTTAGATGCCATGGGCGACCCCCCCATAAGCTCCCAGATTGTTGCCGACGTTGCCGGATTTGTGGAGCAGGTATCTGGCCGGCTCAACGGCCAAAATCTAAATTGCATTGTGCTGGGGAAATACACAGGAGCCATGGCAGTTGCCATTTCAGATTCCCTTGGCGGTGCCGGCGGTAGAGTTTTGTGCATTGGCGACTGCCTGGACAGCGATAATCGCCCACTAAAGGAGTGGCTTGATGTTGTCGGTGATCGGTTTAGGTCCACGGCGTTCCCGGTTGCTGGAGACATTGAGGACACATTCCAGGACACCGAAAGGCCGATAGATATGATCCTGTTTAGCACCTGCGGAGGCTATGCGGACATGGCATCTCTTATTAGTAAATGGGCTGGGCTCGTTAGGCCCGGCGGAATGGTTTGCGGAACCCAGCTTGATGAATCCGATTACCGCGCTAGCTCAGATGCAATAATGGATATCTTTGGCGAAGGCCGCGTCAAAAGGAGCGAAAACAGTACCTGTTGGAACGTAAGGATTGGAGTAGGGGCAGAGGCTTGAACAAATCTTTAATTACCGGAAAGCATCGGATTTGTGCCAAGTGCGGGATAGAGAAATCCCGCAACAGCTTTGGCAAAGGCACTAATAGAACCTGGTGCAATAGGTGCAACAAAGAAATTTCCAAGATACGTCGTTCAGATGTCAAAAAAAAGAGACTAAGGTCGGCGCTGACGGAATTCACTGCGATGCTTCGCGGAACCCAGGTTGAGGCTCCGCACGTTGCAGAATACTGCGCAAAGCTAATCGAAAAGTTTGGGACGCTGGACAAAATAGTAGAAATGCACCACTCCGTTATTGCTACGCTTGTGCGAGACAACCCAGGCAGCAAGACGGCGATAGACGCAATGAATGGCCTTGTTCGTTTAATGGAGCTTTCAACAAAATACAGGGACAGTGCCCCGGACGTAGAGGACTTGGAAGACGGACACATAGAGGAAGAGCTTTCCAGGCTTATGCTGGCAAGGCTAGCAGGGGAGCCGGAGCTTCTCAGCCAATTGGTCGATGCCTCTGGCTTGCGTGTAGTGGACACAGAAAATCCAACACCGGAATTTACTGAGTTAAAGAATGGCGAGTCTAACGGACATTGACGAAAGAATTAGGGTTCTTTCTACAGAGATGCAGGCTCGACGCAGGGATGCTTTGCGCATCTACAGACCGAGAAGCAAAAAGATAGAGACATTCCATTGTTCTACAGCAAGCGAAAAGATACTTCGCGGCGGTGCGGGCAGCGGGAAAAGCTGCGCTGGGTTTGCTGAGCTTGCTTCTGCCTCAACTGGCATACCACTGTTCGGTATGGACGGAAAGGAGATGCCGTTCAAATATCCCAAGCCGCCGCTCTTGATATGGGTTATTGGCTTCGGGTGGGATCATGTGGGGGAAACAATTCACCGCTACCTGTTCACTGAAATGTCCGGTATGCGGATGATTAAGGATTCCGAAACAAACGAGTTCCGTATCTACATGCCGTGGGACCCGAAAGACAAGGACAGGAAGGATGAGACCGAGGGGGTCCCGCAGTTTATTCCACCAAGGCTAATAGACAACACGCAATGGTCGTGGGAAAACAAAGGCGCAAAACAGTTCAAGAGATGCGTTCTAAAAAACGGGACGGTGATTCGGGCGTTCTCAAGCACGAGTATTGCCGCGAAGCGCGGTGATGAGCCCAATGTCATCTGCATTGACGAAGACATTGAAAACCCAGAGCATGTAGAAGAATGGCAATCTCGCCTGCGTAAAGGCGGAGTTTTGATGTGGCTCGCCCAGCCGTACAGCCACAACCACGCGCTCATGATGCTCTCCAAAAGGGCCGAGGAAGAGAAGGACCTTGAGCATCCAGACATAGAAGAGTTCCAGATAAGATTCAGCGACAATCAGTTTATTGAGCAGCGCGAAAAAGAAAAGATGCTCAAGAGGTGGTCTTCTCACGGAGCGGACGTTCTGGCCGCTAGAGACAGGGGGGATTATGTTGTCGGCCATATTCTTATGTACCCTAGCTTCTCAAGGGAGCTTCACGGAATAACACTGCAGAAGCCGGGGCCGAATGAATCCAACGTCCTGGTGCGCAGGATAGCCACTATCTTGAGGCAAAACGGCGGACAGCCGCCTCCAGGTTGGAGAAGGGACTTGGTGTTAGACCCCGGCCACGCGACAACGGCAGTGCTGTTTGGCGCAACCCCGCCTGACGGAGAGTTTGGAGGAAAGTTTTTAATAATCTACGACGAACTGTATCTAAAAAGGCACAGTGCGGACGAAGCAGCCGCAGCCATTGCGCAGAAGGCAAGGAACGAAACATTGCAGTCTTTTGTCATCGACCAGAGGGCTGCCCGGCAGACCGGCTGGGGCAGGGGTGCTGGCGAGACAACACACCATATTTACAGCGAGGCTTTTGCTAGACACGGCCTTCGTTCTATTGAAAGCGGCTCTAACTTCACTTTTGGGGCAGATAACGTGGAGGCGGGCTGCACTAGGGTCCGGGAGTCGCTGAATATTCGACCTGATGGCACTACGGAACTTTTGGTTATAATGGACACCACCCCAAATTTCTATAAAGAGATTACGGAGTACAAAAAAACAGGCGGTCTTCGCCAGCAGGAGGTAGCAGAGAAGCCAGCACCGAGACAAAAAGACCACTTAATGGATTGCCTTCGGTACTACATTAGCACAGAACCAGAATATATTCGCCCAGAGGCGGAGGCAGCAGCTCCCTCGCCGGCGTGGAAGGAGTTCCAGGAATTCAAGAAGGCAAAGAAGGGACCCGAGGAAGAGAGCATTATGATGACGATTGGCCCAGGAGTGGCCGCTAAACCCCAATTATAAGGATTTTGTCATGAACGATTTGCCCAAAGCACCGTGCGTCGGTGAAAGCGTAGTCTGGTATCCCCACGGAGATATTGACCAGGAGCCATTCGCGGCCACTGTTGTCAGTCGCCTAAGCGACGATTGCATAACTCTGTATACCCTTAGCCCGACCGGAAGAAGGGAGCCCATGCTTAACGTGAAGCATGTTAATCATCCAGACCACGAGAGGGCACCCCAGGGGGTTAAGAGGTGGGGCGCATGGGATTTGGTTGGCGAGCATGAGAAAAGAAAGGAATTGAAGTCCCTGGGCGAAGATAAGAGAAGGAAGGAAGCGATGAGTATGGCAGAAGAGTCAGTCACTATAGACCCGGAATTTAATAGCAACCCGGACGAAGATGAAATGCTTATCATTCGCCTTTCCAGGGAGCTTGGGGATATGGCGGGCAGAGCCCAGCTAGTTGCAGGCAAAATAGGAGCAGGCATAACGCACCAGAGGGTAAACTCAGTGTTGAGGAAATACCCACATCTTTTGTCTGGCGAGATGCCGGAAGAACTGATTGAGATTCAAATATGATAAGTTCGTCAGAGAATCCCACTGAGACCTCCAAGGCCAGTATGCCTACCGGGGACAAGCTGTCAGATGCGCTAAGGCAGCTCAATAATGGCTGGTTGTCCAAGATAGAACTCGGCAAGCAGGCTAAGAAACACTTCAATGAAGTGGGGGAGCAGTGCAGCGCCTTTTTTCAAGGGGCGGTTTCATTTATGTGGGAGCCGGATTTTCGAAGGAAATTTCTTGGCACGAATGTATCGCCCAACTTTCACGTCACCTTGAATAAAGCATTTGAACTTGTTTCTATTTACGGGCCCACTCTTTACTGGCAAAATCCGCAAAGAGTCCTTCAGCCCAGGAAGCATTTGCCTGTAATACCGGAAATGTTTGGGGTTGATCCAGAGTTGCAGCAGCAGCTTCAACAGCAATCGCAGCAGCTCCAGCAGCAAATAATGCAGCTCCAGCAACAGTCTGCCGGCCCCCAGCAGCCCCAGCAACCCGGTATGCCCCAGCAACCCGGTATGCCTCAGCAACCCCAGCAACCGCAGCAGCCCGGTATGCCGCAGCAGCCCGGTATGCCACAGCAGCCAATGGGCCAGAATCCGCAATCGCTTCAAGCTGCCGAGCAAATTGGGCAAATTGGAGCCCAGCTTCAGCAAGTCAATGCGCAGTTGCAGCAGCAAGAACAAGCGCAGCAGCAGATGCAGCAAGCGCAGAAGGAGCAGATGTCTAGTTACTCGCAAAGGTCAGCAAGGGCCGGCCTTTTGCAAAATTGGTTGAATTATACTCCAAGCGAACAACCGGGCGGCGGATTAGAGACCCATGCCATGCGTGCCATTACCGAATCGTTAGTAAAGGGGCGCGGCTGCTTGATGCCCGAGGCATATACGATGCCGGGAAGCGAAACGAAGCTAACTGGCTGCACATATATATCTGTTGACGACCTTATCCTAGACCCAGACGCAACGGGACTAGGCCCCAACGAGTGCTGGTGGATGGCAGTTAAAAGAACCCAGCCAGTATGGTATGTCGAGAGAAAATACGGCCTAGAGGGAAAGTTGCATTCCTCTGCGACATACGAAAGGCAAAGCAGCTTCGGAGAGCGATTAGGCCGCGACCTGGGAGACAACGACCGGGCCATGGGGAAAACTCACGACACAATTACATATTATGAAATCTGGTCCAAGGCGGGTGCAGGGCACCGGCTGGCCGGGCTCCGCAGCGAATACCATGATGCCTTTGAGAAGGTTGGTGATTACGTCAGGCTTATTGTTTCGCCGGGCATTGATTACCCGCTAAATGCGCCCCCATCAAAAATGAAAAAGGCGTCCGAGCAAGAAATAAAAAAGATGCTCGAATGGGAGTATCCGTTCTGGAAAGACGACAGATGGCCCGTTGTTTGTCTCGACTATTGGCACAGAGTCCCCGACAAGGACCCCCAAAGTTCAGCTTGGCCGATTGCACCGCTTGAGCCTGGGCTTGGGGAACTTATAACACTGAACGTAATTGTCTCCCACATCGTAAATAGAACTTGGTCGTCTAGCCGAGATTTTATTGGAGTTCTTCAAAGCGCTCACAAGGATGTGGAAAAATGGCTGAAAAAAGGCCAGGACATGACGATATTCCCCGTAAAGGAGATTTACGGAGACATCAACAAGGTAGTTCAGTGGATACAGCAGCCGCAGATGAAGGCAGATATGTGGCAGGTAGTCACAATGCTCACCGACCTATTCGAGAAGCGTGTTGGCCTGTCGGAACTTTTATATGGCATGACCGCCCACCAAAGCCGAAGCGCGGCTGATGCGGAGACAAAACGCGCCCAAATGAACATTCGGCCCGACCACATGGCCAAGCAGGTCGAGCATTGGATGGAACACTGCGCGAGACAGGAGAAGATGGTTGCCAGATGGGTTATTGAATCAAAGGATGTTGCAACCGTGCTGGGTCCTCAAGAGGCCGCGATGTGGAGCAAGTTTATAACCAATTCGCCGGTAGAGGAAACTGTCAGGGAGGTCGAGTGTACGGTTACGGCAAACAGCGTGAGAAAGCCGAACAAAGAGAGGGAATCGGCAAATATGTCCCAGGTAATGAGCGTGGCTATGCCCGAATTTAGTAAACATGCTGACGCCACCACAGACACTGGGCCGCTCAATAAGTTGTTGTCGAAATGGGGGAATTCCATTGACCAAGACATGGACGACTTCCAGATTGGCCCGAGGACCCCGCCGCCGCCAGGGCCGGAGCAATTGCAGCAGATACAGGCACAGCAGCAGCAGCAGCAGCAGCAATTTGATTTGCAAATGCAGCTCCTGCAGGCCAAGGCACAGAATGAGCAGGCGAAAACCCAGTCTCAGATGGCGCTTGAGCAGTCCAAGTTACAGGGACTTGCGATTAAGGCCCAGGCAGATATGGCCAAGGCCCAGTCTGCCGAGCAGCAGGCCGCAGCCAAGGCGCAGTTGGACCAAGCAAAAATCGCGCTTACTCAGCTCCAGCACGAGATTCGTCCTTCCGAGGCATCGCTACTTGCCAGAACTAGAGAAGAACAGCATCGCCTCGAAATGCAGATACGGGAAGAACAGAATAGGCAAAATATTTCGGATGGCGCTGCGAAGCTGTCGCGTGAAGAGGAAGCTCTCACTCACGACATGAAGCTGTCTCAGGAAGAACACGATGCGGAATTGCTTCAGGATTCCGAAAAGCACATATTTGGCATGGAGGTTGAGGAAGCCCGCGCAGGCCGGGACCAGCTATCCGAAGCCATGAAGGCCGGAAGGGAGCAGGATATAGCGTCAACAAAGGCAAAAAATGACATGCTGATCGCAAGGCAGCAGGCGCAAGAAAAAGCGGGTCAACAGCGAGATGAAATGGCCCAAAAAGCTAGAGAAAGGCAAGACCAGCAGCGGCGACAGCAAGGCCAGCAGGAGGGTCCGAGATGAAATCCAAGACAATTTGCAGGGTGATTAACGGGGTAGTAGTTAATTGCGACGACAATCCGCCGCCTGAATCCAGGCTTCAAGAGGTTCTTTCGTCCAGGAGAATGCCGTCCATTAAGACGGATGCACAGTTTCTGAAGAATCATGGTACACTGGATAAACAATTTGAGGGCGACAAGAGACAGCTAGACGAGATAACAGGAACCGCAAAGAAACATGGGTATAACCCCAATCCAAACGATACTTATATTCCCACTCTGGCTAGATATCCGGGCGATCCGCTGGCATTCGTTCCGCCGGACAGCCCGAAAAACCATATTAAAAAGGTTTGCGAGGCCACAGACCGCGCCTGCGAAGGCGATGTTACTGTCCACCGAGAACCTAAAAAACAGAGAAAAGCAGTAAGGCTTGGCGAGGATTTGATACAGGAAGAAGCTGCCATGCGGATAATGGAGAACCCCGAAGAAGCGAGAAAACCTAAAGAACAATTACGGAACGAGATTTTGGACAAGCATGGCGCGAAGCCATACGACAAACAATAGGAGGGTTTTTACCCATGACTGAGTTATCTACTTTATCTAGGTTGGCGCTGGAGAGTTCGCTCACTGAGCCCAGTGCTTACACTGAAATTAAAAACATTCTTGAAAAGCCGGTAATACGACAGAGTGCAGCTACTGGATGGGGTGATGCGGCCTATACGCTCACCACAGCCCAAAGCGGTGCCTTGGTATTGCTCGACAAGGATGAGGCAACAGCAGTAACCTTGCCCGCTATTGCCGCTAGGCACATAGGCGTTAATTACACGTTTATGCAAACGCTGGCAAGCGACACTGATCGCTATATCACTACAGCCTATGATAATGACTATCTCATTGGCTCCATAGTATTATTGCCATCGGCAGTATGGGCATCTGGAACTGCCCAGGATGGCTTGGCGGCAAATCTCCTGGCGGCATCTGGCACAGATGTTTCAATAACATTTGACGACAATTTGGCTAATGGTGCTGGTGGAGTTGGTTCCACAGTAACCCTGACTGCTATCTTGACTGGCAATATTGCTGCAAGTGGTGGTGCCAAAGCTGTGTGGGCTGTTACGGGACAGATGTTTACAGCCGATCCGAACAGCACCGGCGCTGCAGTCTTTACCGCCTAATAATTAAGGAGACTTATTATGGGCGCAGGATTGCGTGACATCGCACCGAAAGAGGTGTACTCTGCCCTGATAGATGCTGCGGCTGGTACAGGTGACGTAGTAGTTGTGGCTGCGACTTCTGGCAAGAAGATTGTTGTAATCAACTTTCTTTATACCAGCAGCGCTGCACAGACGACCACCTTCCAGTCCGATAACACAAGCAGCCAGACGGACCTGACTGGCGATATTCTAGTTTTTGCAAATGGATGGGTTAAAGGGCACTACAACCCAGACGGTCATTTCAAGACCATTGCAGGAGAACGGCTGCTTATAGAGCGCGGCGGAAGCACTGCACTTGGCGGTTGGTTGAATTACTACTTGGAGTAGGCTGTGGTTGCAGAAGCATTATCGGACATCACGGACAAGGTGGTATTGAGCGTTTTATTGGATATCACCCAAGGCCTCGATTCTGGCGCAGAGCATGTAACCACCCTTGTCACCCCGGCGGCAGGCAAGAGAATTGTTGTCGTTGAAATACTTCACATGATGTTAGGATTTGCCGGTACTACTAATACCAAGGCTCAGTTCCGGTCAAACACAACTAACCTTACGGGAATCCTTACCGGAAATGCTACGGGAACATCAAGTCCGATGTTTATAACCGCCGGATACATGCCGGACGGTCACTTCTGGACTGCCAAGGATGAGTCGCTGAAGGTAGCAGTTATAAATGGTGCTGGCTCATTGAAGAACTGCGTGATTCGTGGCGCCTTGCAATACTATGAGGAATGAGATGACTTGGATTAAGGGGCACGCTGAGTTTGCTGCTGTGGTAATTACCGTACTGGTTATCATGGTTTCCATCAGCGCGACCTACGGGGTCAGCCAGCACCAGATAAACAGACACGAAGTTGATATTCAGTCGATCAAGGAGGATGTCGATGAAAATGAGGACATCTTGATCGAGATTAGGAATGATGTGAAATGGCTGCGGCTCAAGTTAGCCAGCGACAGGTGAGGGCAGCCCCAGAATAAACAAAGGGGATGCCCGCCATGGCCACCTACTCACGGTACTACAATAGCCCGACAGCCACCGCAGACCTGTTCACATACCAGGATGCCCTGGAGCATCTTGAATCGCACACTCTTGGCGGCGTAATGGATTCTGAGCGCCGCGACTTTCGCTCCGCAGTTCTCAGCGCGTACTCTGACTTAGCCAGCAGGTACGACTGGCTGTACTTTCACACCGAGCATGATATTCGGTTGGAGGCAGCGTACTCCACTGGGACTATTTCTTATGACCATACTGGCGGTACGCATGAGCGAATGGTTACTCTCTATGCGCCTGATGGGTATGAATCAGATGATGTAACTGCCAAGACGGCAACATGGCCAACCAATGCCATCGAAGGTCGGCTAAAGATAAACGACGTTCGCTATCCTATTGAAGCAACGCAGTCTGCCGACAGTGACGGAAACCAAATCATAACCCTGCCGGCAGACATCAATCCCGGTGCTGATGTTGAATCTGCTACGACCTATTCGACAGTTACCGCTAGGTCGGGCGACATAAGGGGAACCACTACCTACACTTGGCTGCGGTCCTCCTATACGTTGCCCGCCGACTTCAAGGACATGGACCCGCCGCACACAGAAAGCAGTTACTTCAATCAAACCCCTGTGTCTCTCGACAGCATCATGGCATTCGAGCGCCATGTGCGGGCATCGTCTAATCCACCTCGCTTTTATGCCCTCGGCCCTGATCCAAACCTTTACGGCCAAATGGCAATGTACGTTCAGTACGAACCCAGCACATCCGAGGGCCTCCGGTTTTTCTATCGAAGATACCCCCGGCGTTTGAAATACAGCGATCAGTCTACTGGGACTGTTAGCAATAGCGGCACCACGCTAACGGGGTCTGGATTCACGAGCGATATGGTTGGGTCCGCGATACGGCTTGGAACAACATCCACCAAGCCATCAGGTGTTCGTGGTCTTAACCCGTGGAAAGAGCAGCGTATCATTTCTGCGGTTACTAATTCGACCACGGCCACACTGGATGCCGCACCTTCAGATACATACACCGGAGTTAAGTATGTTATCTCCGACCCCCTTGATTTACGGCCCACAATGATTGAGCCGTTCTTGCGTGGGTGCGAGTGGAAATTATCTTTATCCCGAAGGAATGCGGAATCCCCGCCACAGGAATTGCACCAGTGGTATACGGAGGCGATACGCATAGCGGGTGAGGCAGAGGCGATTGTTGAGCAAACGTGGGTTCCGCCAGCGATGTACAATCGCGGCATTCAAGCAATCGTAACGCCAAGTGTGTAGCCTTTAAGCGATGGCAGCAACAACAGAACAACTAGACGACCTCCAGCAAAACTTAATGGCCGGGGGTTTCGTTCCGGGCCCCACGGGCATGGCGTCTGATGCTGCCGATGCTGGCGTTAGCCTGTACAGGGCAATCACCGAAGACAACACCGGAACCCACCTTCTAAACGCTCTCTTAGCTGGCATCGCAGTTCTCCCCGTACTCGGTGTGCTCGTTGGCTCAGTAATGGCCGCTCGTCTCGCGGGAAAAGCCGCAAAAAAGATGCAGGTCATTTCGAAAAACACAAAGAACCTTCTCGGAAGAGCCGTAACAGATGAGGAACTCCTTAACATAGTAAAAAATATGTCTCCGGCTGAGAGGGAATCAGTGGAGTCTATGGGGCTGGCAAGGATTGGAGCAGAGGCGGAACTGAACCTACCAATCGAAGGATCGCGCGGCGTAACTGACCTTGCGAATGACCCCGGATTCCCACTTTCGATGCGGCAACCGGACTACACAGCCGGACGGATTGAAGGGCCAGATTTGACAAATGAATATCTACGCGCGATGCCGATGCGACTGGATGAGCACCCGAATTTACGCGACCCATACCACGGTCCCGGTTTGGGCCCACGGGGAGAGCATTATGCCAGCGGGGATATTGCCAGCAGCTATGGACCCGACTATCCAGCGCCCGGACTTAAGTTTCCAGAAGAAACAGTAGAGTTTGAAAGGGGGGGCCACGTACTCAAAGAAAACA